TCATCTTTAAGACTTCTGTAGGTACGTTTAAAGATACCTGAGAAAATCTTCATTCCCTGCTCAGCCATCGTCCGAGTAGTTTCCGCAGCAGTATTCTGACCTGGGTTTTGCCCAGTAAGGATATCCACAGAACCCCCAATACGCTCGCCATAATTGATAAGTAAATTAAGCAAAGTATAAAGAACTTGAGAAGGTTCACGAACAGGGAGAGGAACAATACCTTTCCTGAGATCGTCACCAGTGGTATCGACATGTTTCCACTCCAGTGGGGCAAAGTTGTAGTTACCGCCTCTTAGTTTGATTCCTCGTGATAGGAATCCTCCAGCTGTGTTTGCCATTGTTCCGCAATCAATGAGCTGGTTAAGAATGGTATCAATACTTTGGTTAAGAGGTCCAAGTAGCACACCAAAACCGAGATCGTAAAATCCTCCATCGGGTGAAGGAATGAAAGGGAACTTAGTGAAGTAGGTTTCTGGTGTGATTGAAAGAATTGTTCCATCTTCTTTTCTTTCGATAGAAGTTGTAAAGTATCTAGCTACAATACGCAGAATTTGTTTGGTGTCGCGACGCATCCATACGATGTAGGGCTCGGCATAGCCGTCGCCATCAAAGTCGATGAAGGTGTGTTGCTCAAGAATCTCGTATGGGGTAGAGTCATCAATAGACTCTGGCATCGTCATACCCTGGGCTTTGTTCTGAGCTAACATCAAGCTAGACTCTGGAACAGATGCAGGCATAATCTCGTCCATCTTCACGAACAAGCCACGAGCCTCACGCTCATAGATATCGTTCTTAGAGAAGTACTGAACGTGTGTAATACGTGGGGACGTATCTAAATGTTTAGTCCAATAGTTTACGACAAAATCCTTAGCAAGGATGTTCTCGGAAACGTTGTGTTTGAGGATGGGGTCAAAGTAGGACTTCTTGAAAGCACAGCCAACAATAGGTTGAGAGATCAAGACGCGATCCATCTCAGATTCCCAGTTGGTGTCTTCTTCCAGGATCTGGTAAGACATGTGATTGCTTACGCGGTGGGCGCGAGCTTCTTTTTTACCTGTTGGATCGTCTCCGTACACTCGGCATTGCACCGGTGTCTCGCTGTTGATAAGCACAGGGTAGCTGCGAGCATGGAACTGCAATGCAGCAATAGTGATAAGTGGGAACTTAACGTTTGATGCACCAGGCCATGGGAACGACTTAGCTTCTGCAACCTGCAAAGCAAGCTTCATAGCATCTTCAGTGCGCTTCTCCCACGCTGAACGTGACTCTTTATCAGCTTCATAGCCTTTCCAGACATTGTAGCTAATTGTATTGATAGTATCCTGATCTAACACCTCAGCGATGTTAGGCAGTTCTACAATCTCATCAAGATTAAATTCAGTGTTTATTTTCATTAATAGCCTGTTGTAGCGTTTCGTCCAACTTGGTCATATCCAAATTCATGTAGGGCAAGCCTGTACTCTTCTTCTTCAATCTCGTTCTGAGTTGCTGCCACTTGCATTTGATTGAGCAGCAATCCGATATATGCCCAAGCGTCAACTTGATCGTCATGTCTGTCTCGTGGAAAACGCATTAGCTCATCCTCGAACGCTTGGTACCAATCAGCAGATGTGTCAAACTTCACGGCTCCTGCTCTCATCCGAGCTTGCATTGAACGAGCACGACTCAATTTATCACCGCTAGGCTTGAGCAACACTAGGTTGACAAACGTGTCGGTTTTCATCATTGCCTCGTTAAGATACGGGCCGATAGACTTCTGGATGGTTCCTGCTTCAATTCCAAAAAGTTCAGGCTTGTACGTTCGCTGGAGGGCAAGTATAGTTTCTACAATCTGCATCGCATCCATCCTATCACGGACGATGTTCACACACTGCAAATGCTGATTTTCATCCATACCTGCCACAGCAAAAACACTATAGTCACTATGTTGCCGCTGAGAAATAGCTAAGTCAGCAGCAATATAGTAATTCAAATTCTTCTTACGGTCTTCTTCTTTAAGTGGCGCAAAATCGCTTTTCTTAAAGAATCCGTTAGCATCATCAAGAGGAATGTTTAACATCTCTTGACTATACGCATCAGCAAGACCCTGCTGTGTGTACTGAGCCTTACGCTCTATTAACGCTTGCTTATTCCAGCGTGCTGGCCACAGTATCTTATTAAAATCATCTGTGTGGGCGCGATACTTAATCGACAACCAGGACGTCTTGTAATGTGTGTACTGCTTTAATTCTTCTGTTATTAGGTTCTTTAATGCTTTAGAACCTAGAGCCGCTAGCTGCGACTCAGGCATCAGACGCTCAAGTAGGGAGTCCAGGTGAAGAATAGTACCAACAACTCTAATCTTTCCTGTAACAGACAAACAAGGTATGAGAGCACTGTAGAACCATCTACGGAACTTCTCTCTACGATCTTTGTTAAGTACTTGTTCATCTGACTCCATATCATCACAGACAATTAAGTCTGGACGTTTATTCAACCACTTCAAACCACGAAGCTTTTGCTCTGATCCTTTGGCTTGAATACGAAATGTATGTCCGTCAGAGAATTTACAGATTATATCATCTTCTGTTGCTTTTGTAAACTCTATATCACCAAAAAGGCCATGTATATCTTCGTTGTCTCTAAGTTCTTTGATGATGTCACCTAAGAACAATCCAGCCTGCGAGAAGCTGTCTGAGACAATTAAAACATACCTGGACTTTCTAAATAAGACTTCTGCTAGAAGGTATGCGTACGTAACAGCAGTAGACTTTCCATGACCTCGAGGAGCAGCAATAGCAACAAACTTATCTTTATGACAACAAAGCTCCCATAGCTCTCGGTGAAATTCTGGCGTTGGCGTAGCCGAGTCATAATTCTTGACCAAACAGGCATTACTGAATCCTTCAATGATTTCACTGGATAATTCCATTACGCTTCGTTATCAATCACCAATGGCTGTGGTGTTATATCCTTTTCTTTAGGCTTAGCAAACGCTCTGAACTGCTCAGCCAACTTAGCCAACCTGTCATCGACAGTTCTCTCGATTTGTTCTTGTTGAGGTTTAGCCTCAATGATCTCTTTGCGGGCCATCATGTCAGTAGCTACTTTTGTAGCGTCCTTGATACTGACTGGAACCCTAATTAGTTCAGATGTCTTTGGATCGTATTGGAAGTTACCGTTAACTAAACGATCTTCCGTCACGTCCAGCGCCTTAGACACAATCTTGCTAAGACGAGCGTTCAGTTGTAAATGTTCTTCGGTTTTAAGATCTTCTTCGATCTTTTTCCACCAATCAGTAAATCTCCAACGATTGAGCGTTGCCAGAGGGATGTCTAGGACACCTGCGGTCTGTGTAGCGTTACCTAATGCTAGGTACGTCGTTACTGCTTCAATCTTTTGTGATTCACTCCACCATTTGCCTACTGCGGCAACGTCTCTTTTCTTTCTTCGTCTTGGCATTTCTTTTGACACCTTTGCTTGATGGGTCGATTATACCACAATGTTTTTATTTTGGGAACCCCTTTTGACAAATTTTTTTTTGTCGAATATATAGGGAAGGGGCTATGTACAAAAGACAAAAGATCTGATACAATTTCTATACAGAAGTACGTAGTACTTAGTTATACTTAGATAATAACTAAGATAATAATAATGATAATAACTATGTAGAGCTAAGATAGCTCCATAGAGCTAGAGTGAACATATTAGATCTATATACGGGCTTTGGAGGCACGACACGTGGCAAAGTGTACACCTGAACTGCGAAGGCCAATATAGAACTGTGTAGGCTGCCACCTGTTTTAAAAATTAAAGTAGCGTCGCAAAAGGCCATATATATATAAAATAAGAATTCTTTTTGGACCCCGTGGTAGCCTCGAATCCTGGAGAGATCGACGTAGCCCAGCGAAGCGGCTCACTTGCCACGATGTGAAACACCACGATGTGGAACGCATCAGATCTATGTCACGATGTGGAATGCTATGCAGTTTCTAGGGCGTTTCATAATGTGGTGCGAGGGTTGTAAAAGAGTTTCTGTATTACTCATCTAATCTACTCAAGCACTTACGCATCCGTAGTCCTCATCAGATCTACTCAGATTCTGATAAGCAAAACGTATTAGATTCCTACTTCAATACGTTTCATCTATGAACCAAAGAAGTCTCACGGTTCCCTATAAATTCCCAATAAGTTAGTGATCGCTAACATAACTACTGTGTATAAAGACACTAGGTAAAGTCCTACCCTATATTTTTTATTGTTGTGAGTTTTTCTGTTATAGTTTCTTTAATCCTTAGCCTTTCGTAAGGAGATCATCAAGGAAATAGTAAAGAGAGATCATGAGAACATACGACGAATTAGTTAAGGAAATGAAGATACGTAGAGCACTAGGTTTACCACGTATCGAACTGACACCAGAAGAGAAGGCAAGAGCTTTTGGTGATACTGAGTTGTCTAAGCGTGATCCAGATGCTAGAATTAAATTGATGGTTGAAAGATACAAGCAAGGTTTAAAGTTGTCTAAAAGTGATTTAAAAGAAGTTAAACAATACTTGAAAGGAAATAAATAATGAAGACTCACAGATTTTTAAACGATGGATGCGTAAAATTAAACACACCATTTTATATGGATAGCAATTCTTTGGTGTATGACAAATGGATTCAGAAAGAAAACGGTGACTTCGATATTTATATGTTTGATGATCATCAACAACAGGTAATGGCAAACTTCCTGCTTGGCAGAATCAACGATCTTATTGAGAAGAATATTGATCAGTTAGTCAAACAAGCAAAAGAGTACGTTGGTCCAGGTAATATTGTTAAATAAACAGGAAAATAAAATGGAAACAACAGTAAATCAGTCATACGGTATCGAAAATCTGTTTGATTCAGTAAATGATATTTATTATCAGTTAGATGAAGGACAGATGTCTTACTCAGAAGCACGAGCAATTTTAGTACGTTGTTGCGAAGCGTTTATCACCAAAGATCAAAACAGATAAGGAGTAATATTATGCAAATTCAAAAAATCATAGATATGTACGGCACTCGTAAATTTTATTTCTTAAAAGATCATTTTGATTGTTTCGACAGGAACGATCTAATTGAGATGCTTATGGAAGAAATGAGTGATAAAGTAATTGCTGGTTACATGCAAAACGTCGATGAACTGATTGATGAAGATGAAGAATACGACGAATTTGGTGTTAATACAAAAAACAGTTTTAATACTCGAAAAGAGGAATAAAATGAAAAAGATCACAGTCGTAGATATAATTGGTGTTGTTGTCTTAGGTGTTGTACTTGGTGTAATGTTCGCACTGTCAGTTTAAGGAGAAAATAATGGAATTACTTATCGAAGTTAAAAACGTTTATGGTCAAGAATTGAATTACGCATCTAACGAGATCGCAGAGAAGTTTGTGAAGTTGCTCGGCAAGAAGACGTTTTCATTGTCCGATCTTCGTCAGATCTCTGATCTCGGTTATTCTGTAAAAGTTAAAACACCAGAAATCCATATCTAAATTAAGGAGAGCATCATGAGCAGAAAACACTTCATCGCAATCGCGAACGTATTGAAAGAGCAAAAAGCATCTTTGTATCTGTGTAACCGACTTGCTGATGAGTTCCTTGAGGCGAATAGTCTATTCAACAGAGCTCGCTTTCTTACGGCATGTGGTCATTGATGTATCGGTACGAACTACATCGCCGATGGGATAATCGGGACAGAGTCGTTTTCGTTGGACTAAATCCGTCCACTGCAGATGACTCTGTTGATGATGCCACTACGCGAAGGTGCATCAGTATTGCGAAGGATCTCGGCTTCGGGTCTATGACTCTCGTCAACCTGTTCGCAGTGCGCTCGACTGATCCTAAGGCACTTAGGAGCTTCGCAGATCCAATCGGAATAGGTAACGATGTCATTCTAAAGAAACACGCTAGAGAATCATCTATCAAGATCGCAATGTGGGGTAATCATGGATCGTATTTATGTCGAGACAGGTACGCGAAATCGTTATTCCCTGAGTTGTATTGCTTCAGAATCACCAAAGAAAATCAACCTTCGCACGTGTTATACTTGCCGAAGGCAATTGAGTTAAGGAAATTTATATGACAGAATCAATCAAAGTATTGCAAGAAGCAATCGAGTTGCAGAAACGTAAAGCATCAGATTACAACAACCCTTCCTCGCGTATAAAGCGAGCAATGTACTATCCTCGCGGTATCGCATCGATTGCAGACATCATCAACGGCAAACTCCTACGCATCTATTCAGTGCTCGAAGCAATGGAGAACGATCCGAACTATGAACCAAATTTTGAGTCAATCGAGGACTCTCTGATTGATATGATTAACTATGCATCGTTCGCAGTTGAGTACGCGCGAGGCAAGATGGAAGGTCAAGAGTTAACAGTTAAGCAAGGATTGGATCATTATGTCAACAATTAACATGATACGCGTTATGCTACGCAATAAGTTCATCAACCAGGACTTTGTTGTTGATAAGTCTGGTGCGAAAACGATTGAGATCATGAACGCCTCATTTATTGCCGATGAACCAAAGATCTTTGGTGAAGTCAACGAGGACTACACGCTACGCGAGTTGCGTTGGTACAAGTCTCAATCGCTCAACGTGAATGATATCGAAGCACCAGTGCCACAGATCTGGAAAGATGTTGCTGATGCTGATGGAAACATCAACTCAAACTATGGTTGGTGCGTTTACTCGAAAGAAAACGGTTCACAGTTTGAGAAGGTATTGAATGAGCTTTATAGCTTCCCTCTTTCACGTCGTGCTGTAATGATTTACAACAGACCGTCGATGCACGATGACTACAACAAGAATGGCATGAGTGATTTTATGTGTACCAATGCCGTACAGTACATGGTACGCGATAATAAGTTGCATGCTCTGGTTTATATGCGTTCTAACGATGTAGTCTACGGGTACAAGAACGACTACTACTGGCAAACGTTCGTACAAATGCAATTGCTGTACGAGTTAAACAACAAAGGTTGGATGGGTTGTGGATTAGGCAATATTTATTGGAACGTAGGCTCGCTGCACATGTACGAGCGGCACTTTAAATTTTTAGAATAGGAGCACATCATGAGTGAGTTTTGGATTAAAGACATCGAAGAAATGCACCACAAATACGGTGTTGCTGAAGCAGTTAACGGTATGGACAAAAGTAAGTTAGAAAAGTTTTTAAATTTTCGTATTAGTTTTCTCGAGGAGGAATTAAATGAACTCAGGCAATCAAACACTGCTGATGATGCTGTTGATGCTCTTATTGATCTGTGCGTTGTGGCTATTGGAACGCTAGATGCGTTTAATGTGGATGCGGGAATTGCATGGGACAGAGTGTTTGCTGCGAACATGAATAAGGTTGTCGGAGTTAAGTCTACGCGGCCAAATCCGCTTGGTTTGCCTGATTTAGTAAAGCCTGAAGGATGGAAAGCACCACAACATGCTGATAACGTTGGACTTTTTTCACACATTTTTGGAGAATAAAATGAAAACTCATAAAATAGTTGTAGAAGTAAGATTAGAAAATGATTCTGACACGGACTGGATTGCCGATGCAATATTTGAGCAATTACAAATTGGTGAAGATCTCTTAAAATTTAAAACAGAAGAGGTAGTAGAATGAACCATACAATTAACTTTGATACGCGAGATGATTTACTGACTTGGATGGACGAGAATTTTTCAGATGCAAAGCTTACAAGTTCAGAATCTGGTAGTACAATTTATGAAACTGATGATTGTATTCTAAGAAGTGAAGGCAAACAGTTGGTTTTAACTTTTAAAAGTATATAGGAGAGCAAAATGGGTATGTCAATGCACGATAGATATTATGAACCCGATGATAACGGTTATCCTGATGACTGGGACTGGAAAGTTGAGCAGTACGCAATTGAATTGATGGAAAAAGAATGTAACTACCTAGAGTTTTTTAACTGGGGCGAAGGTCTCTCTGAGTGCGGCTACGATGAGTCTATTTATCCTACGCCTTCACACGCACCTGTTGAAGTTATTGAAAAGGTTTCAGAATACTGGCATAATATTGCTATGCACTTAGCAACCGAATACTATGAGGAGCATCCTTACAATGACTAATTTACAAGAAGAAATGTTTCCAGGTGAAGCAGAGCTGATGTGGGAAGAGTTCGGTTACCACAATGCACTATGTGATATTGTCAGCATGATTCTGAAGCACGGAAAAGATAAAGTAATTAAAGATATAATTGATATGTATGAATCTATGGAGGCAGTGCATGACTGAGAATTTGATCAAACAACTACGAGCTTATGCAGAGAAGGATGAGTACGTGGTTACCAGATCGCTGCTGCTGCGAGCTGCTGATGCTTTAGAAGTGCAGCAAGACAACCAGGTTGCACTCTGGTCTAAGATGATGAATGAAAAACAAAACTTCTTAGATGCTGAGCGTTATCGTTGGCTGCGTGATGGCGCTTGGGACGTGCCTCAGGACATCATTGCACCTGCTATCGTGCTCTGTGATGGCAAGATGGAAACTCATGTGTGGCTCACAGGCGATCATGTAGATCAGGCAGTTGACTCTTGGATGACGAAAGACTTTAGAAATAAGGTAAAAGAATGAAAACAATTACAATAGACCTTGATGCTGGACTGTGGCTTAACAGTAAAGGTCAAGTGCAATTATTTATTGGTGATGAGCCAAAAGCGTTAGAAACAATTCCATTGATTGATCTAGTGCGAATGGAGATTGACTCGCACAAGGTTCGCATGGAAGATAATCTGACTCATGATGATGTCAAGCACATAAACAAACTCAAGAAGGCTTTGCAGAATTGTTTAGCGCATCTAAACCATGAACTAGGAAACGCAAAATGAAATTCAATAACTTAGAGGCTTTACTGATTGTAATATTATGTATCACCTCAGTTGTTGATACTATTTTTAATGTCTTAACTTATATTAAAGGATAATATGACAGACGCAGAGTTAATTTCAATACTTAATCGTGGTGGTATTGCACCAGCATTGTACGAAGGCGAAATTGGTGAAACTAATATGCCAACTTGGAGAAAGTTAGCTGAATGTTTTCAAGATTATTGGGAATATAAAAACAGTAAATATAATGATAACGATGCCTGAAGATAATCGAGCTGATTATTACAGCCCAGATCAGATGGATTGTGAGTGGTTTCCATGGGATTGTGATAATAGCTCTTTTGAGCCTGATTTTGATGAGGATGAGTCCTAGAGTGATTTGTGCTGCAAGCCCTAGATAAGGCCTCAACCAGGTCATAAAAGTGCCTCTAGAGCACCTTAAAATGAGTTTAAATAGCATCCGGAGATGATATGAGATGTATTAGCTGCAATGTAGCCCTTACGGATTACGAAAGTACCCGTAAAAGCTTAGTAACAAACGATTATTTTGATATGTGTAACAGTTGTTTTAAAACAATAAAAAACGATTTAGCCTATAGAGATAGATTAGATCTAATTAGTTCTAATGATTTTAACGAAGTAGATGATTTAAATATAAATATAGATAATATTAACTTAGATGATTATTAAGTAGTACTTAGTATCTACAGAGAGAGAAAATGAGTGAATTTGTAAAGCATATTGAATGTCTTAAATGTGGTTCGTCTGACGGTAACTCGCTGTACGATGATAATCATGAATACTGTCACGTGTGTGGTAATTACATTAACGGTGATGGTACAACAGAGATTAAAACTAAGGATGAGAAATTACCAATGATTGAAATTAAAGGTGGGTTTAAATCGATTCCTGAAAGAGGCATAACAAAAAGCACTTGTGAGTTTTATAAAGTTACTTCAGATGACAATTATCAGCATTATCCTTATGCAGATGAGTCAGGTGTTATTGTGGCAGCAAAGGCTCGCAATGTAGAACAAAAGACATTTACAATTTCTGGTCATTGGAAAGATGCAGGGTTGTTCGGTCAAAATCTGTTCGCAAAAGGTGGTAAGACAGTAACAATCCATGAAGGTGAACTAGATGCACTTGCCGGCTTTCAGATGAGTGGTAGCAAGTATGCAAACGTATCTGTGCGCAATGGTGCTCAAGCAGCTTTGAAAGACATAAAGTCAGCTTACGATTGGTTAATGTCATTTGAATGTATCTACATTTGCTTTGATGCTGACGAACCAGGAATTAAAGCTGCCAACGAAGTTGCTGAAGTACTCGGCAGCAAGTGCAAAATTGTAAAGCATGCGCAAGGCTTTAAAGATGCTTGTGATTATCTTACAGTAGGTAAGACAGCAGAATACGTTAAACAATGGTGGGCAGCAGAGCAGTGGACACCAGACGGTATTATTGCAGGCTCAACGCTTTGGGAAGAAGTTAACAGACCAGTAGAGAAATCGTCTGCGTTATATCCTTGGCCTGGTGTGAACGATCTGACCTATGGTATTCGTCCCGCTGAGCTCATCACAGTTACAGCTGGATCTGGTTTAGGTAAGTCTCAGTTTCTCCGCGAGATCTTGTGGCACCTCATCAAAACAACTGAAAGCAACATTGGACTGATGTTTATGGAAGAGTCGGTGCGCAAAACAGCGCGCGGCATTATGTCTTTGCATTTAAATAAACCGTTGCACTTACCAGATACAATGGTTTCGCCTGAGGAGCTAAAAGATGCTTTCGATATTACTCTTGGTACTGATCGCTTGTTTTTTTGGGATAACTTTGGTTCTACTGATATTGACAACGTTATCAACAGAATCAGGTATTTCGCAAAGGCTGCTGATTGTCGTTATGTTTTTCTCGATCACATATCTATGGTGGTATCTGCTCAAGGCAACGGAGACGAACGCAAGTCTATAGATGAGCTGATGACTAAGTTGCGTATGCTTGTACAAGAAACTGGTATTAGTTTGATTGCTGTATCACATCTTAAACGGCCAGAGAGCAAAGGCCACGAAGAAGGTGCTGCGACTAGTTTATCTCAGCTGCGTGGCTCTGGAGCTATTGCTCAGTTGTCTGACATTGTGATTGGCTTGGTGCGTAATGCCCAGGCTGAAGATCCGATGGAGCGTAACACAACGCGCGTTAGTATTCTTAAGAATCGGTTTAGCGGGCTTACAAGTCCGCACTGTGCATCGCTGCTGTATAACAAAGATACCGGTCGTATGTTAGAAATCCAGGAGGACTTATGAGTAAACAGCATGACTTAGGAGTTGTTGGAGAAAAGATTGTAGCAAACGAATTAGGCGGCAAAATCGAGTTTGCTGTTGACAAGTATGATACTAAAAAGGATATGACTGTTAATGGAAAAACAATTGAGGTAAAAACTCAAGTGCCATTCATCTCAGAGAACGCTTTTAGTATTCGTCCAGGTCAACTGAGAAAATGTAGAAGTGTTGACGAGTTGTACTTTGTTGCTGTGCCTGCTAGTAAGTCCTACAAATGGGAAGGTTGGATGTTTAAAGTAGATCCAAAGACTTTCACAGTTAGAGATACAATTACAAGAGACGGTCGCACAATGCTATTGATTGACATTGAGCAGCCAGCAGTAAACAAAGTGCGTAGAGTTACAGATGCGTACATTCAATCACTTATTAAATTTAGTACATCAAAATACTAGGAGGACTTATGAACTACGAAGACGCAATTAAGTTGGCTGAAGAAATGAGCACACTCGGTTATAAAAAGGCTGGGGATATCATTCGCAAGCAGGCTGAAGAGCTGGTGTATATGCAAGACCAGTTTGACAGGGCCATAGAGTTTCTAGCCAAGTGCAACGGATGGAGCAAAAACAAGTGAACAATGAACCAATAGCGTGGATGACTGAAAATGGGACAATATTTGATGAATTGCCACCAATATCAGGTGGACTTATTCCACTCTACACTCATCCAGCAAAGACACTAACAGATGATGAAATAGAGGAAGTGTTTAGAACTGTGGAGCAAGACTTTGCTTTAACAGAATCTAAAAAATCCGATGGTGGTTGGAGAAACTTTCCTGTTGAATTGGGC